TGCTTCTCGGTTAGCTCAATCTTAGCCATTCCATTCCACTTTTCTTCCTGATAGAAGAACCAAGCGCCCCGGCGTTCAATAATGCCCATCTCAATTGCAATATCAAGCATCTCACGATACTTATCAATAACAGCCTGTTGAGGAAGAACATAATATTCACCCCTTGTTCCAATGCTGGCTCTCTGCTTTGTCTTTTCAATAGTCCAAGCAACCTTCTGAGAAGTAATCATATTCCGATCATCACGCTCCATCTCTTTGGATGATTGAGACAGAAACAACTTCACGATATTGTGCATATTATGAAATACAGAGTTGCCAATCTTTGCTTTAGTAACTGCATACATTCCACTCAAGTCCATTGTTTGATGGGCAACAAATATCATTATGTTTCTCTCTTTATGGAGATAGTTAACAAGCTGCTGAAGAAGAGCTCCTTGTGAGCGAGCCAGTAAGCCAATAGCTTTACTACCCTCTGGCTTATCGTATGCCTCTTGTCTAATGATATTTGATAAAGAGTCAAACAAGAAGATGTGCTTCTCTTCTTGATGACTAAGGTAAGGATGAAGGTTCTTTAAAATGTCTTCAACAATTGTTGATTGAATTACAACGATGTCATTAATATTAATCCCGCACTTGGCAGCATATTCCTCATTAAATGAGTACTCCGAGTCTACAATGACTGGTCTAAAACCTCTTGATTGAGCCTCTGCTAGAATTCTGAAACAAATAGTTGATTTACCTACAGATGGGTTTCCCCAGAACAAATGTGTTGCCCCAGTATTTAAACCACCGCCTAGTGCTCGGTTAAGACCGACACTTGGGGTTTCAATAACCTCATGGATTGGCATGAGGTCGCCTTTACGCTTATCTACAATTAGCATATACTTTTCTTTCTACTATAGTTTTTATTATCATAACACATGGGCGCTACAGAGTTCCCATCCAGTTATAAATTCTTTCCGCATCGTGTTTAAAATCAACACAATGTTTAAATGTTTCATACGCATTAACAGACATTTCATCCAATGCATCTCTATTAAAACAAACTTCTTTTATTTTCTTTATTGCATCATCAATTGAATACTGATCTAAGTCAATGCAGCTTTTGTCATTAAATAATTCTTGAGCTAACTGATTATTATATTTAGAACTTCTTATTATTGTTGGTCTTCCACACGCATACGCATTGTATATTATATGACCATAACCATCACCATGGTCTTTAACATGGAAGACAAAATCATCACTAATCATTGAATTTGCTAAATCAACAGCACCTGTCATGTTACCGTCACGACATTGACCACCATAACTATTAAATTTAATTTCTGATATAGAATTCTCAAGATCAGTGAAGTCTTTCCATCCAACCGGCAAATCTTGCAATAGATTTACATAACTGCTAATTACATTAGTTTTTTTACGTGCTTTTGGTTTGAATACATCGGTGTCAAACTCTTGATGATAATAGATAACATTAGCATCTTGTATATTACCCGGCTTAACAGATCCCAAGACATTAAGACCTCTAAATATGTTAGGATCCCAATTATTTCCAATCTGGATAATTAGATTAGCGTCTGGTTGGAACTTGTTAATTAACTCTTGAAATAAAGGAATATGAGCTGGTATTGAGGCAATAATGAAATCAAATTTCCGGCTCTTAAAAGCTTCTAATGTTATTCCATTATGTGTTGTTATATTGCCGGGGTCATACACGCTATATACACCATCTGAATGTTCTTTAACAACATTAAGAGGAGGAGTGTTATCTGCTAATACTTGAGTTTTAACATCAAGAAATTGTTTAGCAGTATCTAATTGGTCATTGATAGCCCAGTAGCCTTCATAGAACCATTCAAGCCCGATTGGTCTATATACATTCATTCCTAGCCTCTCCTCAAAAAGCATCACCAATGAACGCAAAAGAGAGTTGTGATGAAAATCAGTTAAGATGTTCATTGTTTTTCAAAATATGCTAAACCAATTGTTTCATAATTTTGTACATCTGCAAAACGCTTGTTTGTTACATCTTTAAACTTATTGCCAATAAGAGTATTAAATTCTTTATACATATCCTTGGTTGTTGGCAAAGCATGAAGTTCTGCAACAATGCTATTAATCTTATCCAATGTCTTAGGAGATGCTCCTTTAAAAGCACTCCACTCAGCGCCTTCGCAATCAATCTTAAGAATATCTACATTCTCAATAACTTCAAGAACATCATCAAGACTAATTGTGCTTACTTTAATTTCGCGGCCTTGTGTCCAGAGGTCTTTTTGCCATTCTGAAGAATCAATAGTGTTTCCAATAAAGCGATGATGAGCACCTGATTCTGTATCTTCATTCCCATACCTCAATGCAATCTCATTACCTGATACTTCATTAATAGCTTTATGGTGAAGAGTGAAATTGTTTTCCCATCCATTTGCTTCAACATTCTTCATGATAAGTTCTGCGTTCTCCGGCAATGGTTCAACTGCAATTACTTTAAATCCACGACTAAGCATTGCAAGTGAACAACCTCCAGCATGTGCGCCAATGTCTACTGCTGTAGAATTGCCAGCGTCAACCTGCAAGTCGCCAATCTTGTATTCATCCTCGGCAATGCAGGAATACAAAGTATTCCAGTCATTAGTCCCTTGTCTTGTGAATATAGTTACCTCCACACCCCAAGGTGTTTTAATCTTATCTTCTTTATATTGCATCTAAAAATTCCTTCCATTGTTTCATTATTTTCTTTTTACCAAATACATCAATAGCGTAGGCTCTTTGCTTTTCACTAATCTGTTTTGCGTATGCATCGTTGTCAATCAACTCTTGTGTTTGTGAAATCATTTCCTCAATGCTTCCACATACGATTCCACCAAGACTCCTAAGAATATCTTCCACTTCATAGAAATCAAAATTATATATAATATTTGCCATTTGGTTACTGATTGCGACAATTGGCAATCCCATCATTAATGCCTCAATAAACGACAGTGTATATGATGCAGGAGCAGTTCCACCATATGGCATAACTCTTGCCTCTTGCATTCTCTTTATCTGAGCTTCATACGGTATAGCACCGCCGTTATATTTTCCTAAGTCATCATTGCCAGGGCCATAGATTGTCCCATCAAATTTCTCAATAACAGCCATGACTTCATCGTAATGACAATGATCTCTTCTACCTTTTAAGGACTGAGCAAAATTAACGACATTACGACCATCACCAGACCAACCCGACAACTCGTCTTCATCTTTATAAAAACGAATGAGCGTATCTTCTCCAATGTAATTAGAAATCCTTCTTTCGTTTGGAGAGTATCTAATAATCTTTAGCCCCTCATCACGCATTGGTTTCAAAGATGCTTCTACTGCTTCGGTAGATTGACCTATTGTTCTCCAAATTACATTCTTATGTTTAATCCGGTTCCAGTTTTCAATAATTACATTAGGCGAATGCATTACTATAATGACATCAAATGGGTCAATAAGTTCACTTGGCAAGTTTGTCTTTGGAAAGTTGGTTGCAAAAGGTACATACTCATGATACATAACTGCATTCTTAATTGCTGGTCTTGGATGACTTATATGACCCGCCGGATCAATGTATGCTCCATTAGAGAATACCTCATGACCCAAATCTGTTAGCAGCTGTACTTCATCATATTCTAATATTGAATGACAGCTTAAATAATGTATCTTCATTTTACTTCCTCTAGTATTTCCCATGCTCTTTTAATATACGGTTGAGATACTTTCTCCCAAGTCATGTTCTCATTTATATATAACGCACTATTATATGTATGCTGTGCAATCTGTTCATAGTTATTAGTAACATGTATCATTTTGTCACACAAGTCGTCAAAGATTGGCTCTGCCCATAATCCACAGTTCTCATACTGACCAAACATTTTCCATGCACTCCAATTAAAATCAAGAGGTACTGACATATCTGCGAACTCAGTGCAGGCTAATACATTTGTACAAATTGTTGGGATACCTTTAGCAATGGATTGGAATGGTATATTGCCCCATCCTTCTCCGCTAGTCGGGTAGATGAGGCAGTCAGCCATATCATAAATCTCTCCCAGTTTTTCATGTGAAACTTCATCATCAATAATCTCAATCTGGGGATGGCGAAGAGAATGCATCTCTCCACCTCTAAAGATTCTTCCATCAGGTTCACCATTGGATTTATAAATTAAACGGTAGTTATCGTTACCCTCGTATAAATTTAAAAAAGCATCAATAGCCATTTGAGAATTCTTACGACTAGAAGGTGAACCCATAGATAGGAATGTAAATGTTGAATGTGGTGTTCTTAACTTAGGAGAGTAAATGGTTGGGTCAACCCCAAGCTTAAACTCGTGGACTGGCCGGTGAACTCCCGACTCAATGAACACCTTTTGCATAGCAGTACTGCATGTCCAAATCTCATCCATATCATTGCATAGATCAACCCAATAATTAGGAAGTCTATTTGTCTCCCAGAATGTAAACCCAACAGAATAGCGTTGTGACTTTACAAAACCATCCGGCACGGAATGATTGATAACAATCTCTTGTGTGCAATCATCTTTCTCCATGTACCCGATACCAAGACCTTCCATCATCGCCATATCAGGTGGCATTTGAACCTTTCCAATCTCGGTCCAGTCCGTGGGCTTGCTTCTACGGATTGGCAATCCGCTTGACCCGATAAAATCCCATAGACGGTCGGGCGTGTATCCGTAGCCCTCACTAAATTTTGGTATTTGGTTATCCGACCAAACCAGCATGTACTAATCCTTTCATATCTATATACTTTTCAATCGGAATCATTGCTCGTTCATTTTCAATCTTGTACGAGTCAAGCCGTGTCAAAGTTTTCTTGTCCTCAATTTTAGCAAGTTTTGCAGCATACCAAGTGCCCTTACTTAGAATATTCTTAACTTTTCCAAAAACTCCAGGGAATACAACAATCTTGAATATTTGTTGTCCATCCCAGCAATATAGGTTAGCCATATCTTTATCAGTTTGTGTCTTGAAAAATCTAGTATGGAAGATATACAACAATGTCTTTTCATCGTCAGCGCCCCCGAGTCCCGATGGGTACAGCCACGCATATTCATGCTCTTTTGCCTTAGCACGAAGTTTTACAAACTCATGCATTGGCGTATCTATGTAATGGTATGCATCGCAAAAAGAATGGAGCGTTCTGTCACCAATCAGTGCGTACACATAGTCTCTCACGGCCACTTCCGTATCACGCTCTGCAAAGACCGTAGCGGAGCCTGACGCATCTTCAAATTCAATTCTGAGGTACTGGGGTGTCTTCTTAGTAGAACGCACCACAGCCTTTACCATCGTCAATGGAGAGTTAATCTCATGGAAGTCTGCGATGTTCTCTACGAACTCATCCATCTCGTTCTTTTCTGAATGAATGGTAATTGGGAAGCCCAAAATTGGAAGATAGTAGCGCTCGTGTTCGTACTGTGATGTAAACCCGATTGATTTGAATGCACCTACCTTGTCTAAGTTATCTTTGACATTAACTCTTACGGCTCTCTTAGAGCATTTGTTTGTAAACTCATCATAGGAACTAAATGGTCGTCTTGCTTTAATCTCGTCAATAGCAGTTCTTCCGCATGCTTGCACATTGCTCAATCCAAACCGAATTCCGACTTGACCATCAACATAGCCAACAGTAAAGTATTCATCTGATTCATTGATATCCGGAGGAAAGATGTTCACTCCCAATCGTTGTGCTTCCATTAAGTAAGCAGTGATCTTATCCGTTGCATCCTCATTACATAGCAATGCCCAAGTGAACTCAAGAGGATAGTTGACCTTGAGCCACATAGTCTGATAAGACAACATTGAATAGGCAACAGCATGAGATTTGTTGAACATGTACAATGCTGCTAGTTCAAAGTCCAGCCAAATCTTTTCAGCCTTTTCTTTGGTAATGTATTGGTTGTTTACGAACTTCTCTCTGTACTCATCAAACCCAGCAGCGTCACGCTTCTTACCAATAATTTTTCTAAGTTTGTCTGCCTCTGCCCAAGTAAAATCTGCGAGGATTACAGCCATTTGCATAAGTTGTTCCTGAAAGATAACAGTTCCATAAGTCTCACGGAGAATGTCTTCAACCAATGGATGAGGATAGCGAGGCTTCTTCTCACCCTTCTTGCAATCAATATAAGTCTTACCTTGTGACAGCAATGCGCCCGGTCTTACCAATGCGTTACTTACTACTAAGTCATTAAAGTTATCTACGCCCATTCTTTCAATAAGGTTTCGGTAAGCGGCAGCGTCTGCTTGAAACACACCAACAGTGTTTCCTTCTGTGATAGCCTTAAACACAGCGGGGTCATCTAACTCAAGAGATTTATCTGTTACATCAATACCAGTTCTCTCTTTAATCTGAGCAAGACAGTCTTTAATAACAGAAACAGTTTTAAGACCCAATACGTCAATCTTAATTAGCCCGACTGCTTCTGCATCTTCCATGTCAAATGCCGTTACAACTGATCGGATACCAGCATTAACATCTTTTCTTGACTCTACTGGACAAATCTCAGTTAGTGGAATTGAAGAAACAACCATCCCAGCAGCATGGATTCCTGCGTTACGAATACGCCCTTCTAATTTCTTAGAGAGCAGTGCAACATCAGGATATTTCTTACAGAATATTTTTCCCTTGTCCGAAGTTTCTAGTTCTTCAATTGTCTCAAAGTAAGGAGTGATTGCGTTAATCTCTTGGAATGGAACCTGAAAGACTCTGGAAACATCTTTAACAGCCGACTTTGGTTTGTATGTTCCGTAAGTGGTGATTGCTGCTACTTTATCATGACCCCATCTATCACGAAGATAATTTCTCACCTCATGTCTGCGCTTATCTTCAAAGTCTAAGTCAATGTCCGGATAGTCGTTACGCTCAGGGTTAATGAATCGTGCAAATAGAAGATTGTATTTGATTGGGTCTACCTTTGAGATATCAAGAAGATAAGCCATAAGACTTCCACCAACTGAACCACGACCAGTCCCACGACCAATACTGTTTGCATCAGCCCATTTAACCAAGTCCCAAACGATTAAGAAGTAGTCAGAGAAACCTAGTTGTTTAATAATCCCCAACTCTTCTTCAAGACGAACTTTATATGCATCTCCAAGGCCACGATTCTTTAATTCAAACTCTGTCAATTCACGGATGTAGTCATCGGAGTTAAATAGTTTAGAATATTTGGGCAGAAGATTCTTTCTCTTCTCAATCTTTGCAGTGCATTTCTCTGCAACTTCAATAGTATTTTCAAGATATGAGATATCAGAGTATCCAGCATCTTGAAACCAATTATAAACGGTATCAGCATCCGCCATGTAAGGGTTGATATCGTCAAACCGAAGGCTTCTTTGCGGATACATTTTATTAATCTTGTCTACGATTGAAGAATCGGGGTCATTAAGAACCGGCATATTCTCTTTTGCGTAGCGCTCCTCTCCTGCACTTAGGCTTGGATACTGAGACACCATCAACAAGACTTCTTCACAACCCTTTTCATCATGTGTAGGGAAGTGACAGTCAGCAGTTGCAACAACTTTTTTATCAAATGCTTTTGACAGGTCAATAAGCCCGTCATTTATAGCCTTGGGATTCCATGCTTGAATCTCAAAATAGAAATCGTCTTTGAATATCTTTACAAAGCGTTCGGACAACTGTTCAGCTCTTGAGTAGTTGCCTGACTCAATAGCTTTTGCAATAGAACTACCCCGGCATCCTGACAATGCAATAATGTCATCATCAACTAAATCCTCTAGAAGTTCAAAGTCCATTCGTGGTTTGTAATAGAAGTTATCAACCCATCCAGTTCTTGATGCTTTGAATAGTTTATTAAGTCCTTCATTGTTCTTTGCAAGAAGGATTAAATGGAATCGCTCGTGCTTACCATCACCATCGCCTTTAATCTCTGGAACAAAATATGCTTCAATACCAAAGATTGGTTTAACACTTTCTTTAATGCAGGCATCTTGAAACTTCAAGACCCCGCCCATTGTCCCATGATCTGTTATGGCAGAAGCGTATTGCCCATTACGACTACTCGTCTTTGCCATTTCTTGGGGTGTTGACATACCATCAAGTAATGAATACTCTGAATGGCAATGAAGGTGAACAAAGTCAGTCATTGATTTCCAATTCTAAAAGACTACCAATTGTCGGTAGCTTATTCCAATATTTTTTATTGTACCATGCTTTTCTCAGAAAGGCGTTATGACCTTCTTCAAGAAGTGTGATTACTTCGTGCGGATTATCTTCAACAACAAATTGAGCGTTCAGTTCGTTAATAACATTGTGTTTATCACCCATGCTGCAAAAAATTGGTGCCATTGTTCCAATATTCCATTGGTCTAACCAATCCTGTGTTACCCCGATTGACACTTCACTTCTTCGTGCAGTGACAATGTAAACATCTGTGCCTTGTGCAAACCATTTATTAACTTGATACCAAGCATCTTCAAATGGTTTTAAATTTTTCCAAAAAAATGGATCTTCCATTATCTCGTCTGACAGACTGCACTTATGATGAGTTGTCAACCAGTCAGTGTAGTCGTAATCAAAATGCCCTTTTATTTCAAGAGCAACAGTTAGTGCTTCGCCAATATCAGCGATTACACCATCTAAATCTAAAGCGATTGCTTTTCCCATATAAATAGCAATCAGGGGAGATTTCTCCCCCCTGTGCTATAACCTCTCTGTTAGTGATTACCACTCGTCTTTGGAAATTTCACCAGTTGTGAAGAAACGCTCTTGCTTGTCGTATGAAAGCGTTAAATAAATGCTATCAAGATCATGCATTGGCAACTCAGCAACATCCTTTGGTGTCTCTGAAACACTCAATGGAATCAGGCTGTAATTGGTATCAGAAGCGCCTGAACCTTGACGAGAATACTTGTACTCTCTATCGGTGATGCTACCAAACTCCTTAGCGTATTCAATTAGAATTGAACCGATATGGCGCTGATTGAAAGTCGTATCAATAATACGAGGCTCCCAAACACCCGGCTCAACTTCAACTGCAACATTAATAACCAAATGTGTCTTTGGCTTCCACGCTTTGTCTTTATAGACCTGCTCTGATCCCCAGCAACGGAAACCAAACTTCTCAATTTGTGCAGTGGAAGCAGCTCGCCACTTCCAGTTGATTGGTGATGTGATAACTGGAACCATTACTCCGGTTCCGAACTTTTCATCATAGTTCTTGGCATCCTCTGTTAGTTCTTGACGAAATCTAACCTTGATGGATTCTCCTGATTGAATTGTTAGATACTTTTTTGTACCTGACTTATTTGCGCCTTGTGCTGGAGCAACTGCCTTTTCCAATTCTGATAGTGTTTTTACTGATTTAAACATATTTATATCTCCTATATATGTGATTGTTTGTTTGTTAATGTATTTATTATTTCTTCTTGTGTCATTTCGCCCGCATCCTTTTTGTCAGCAGGTAATTCCACAGTGTGCAACTCTTTACCGATGCACGCAGAAAGTATATCATGCTCCATCTGCTTTCCTGCCTCATCATTGTCTGAAAATATAATTATTGAATCGAAATATCTCTTCATTAGTTTATATTGATATTCAGATACTTTTGAGCCAAGCGTAGCAACAACATTGGGGAAACCGGCTTGATGAATGAACATTGCATCAATACTACCTTCCACAATTATGCATGAGTTATACTTTTTAGCATTTTGAATGTTAAATAAAACATCAGCTCTCTTAAAGCCTTTGTTGTATAAGTATCTTGGTTCTTGCTCGCTTTTTATTGCACGACCAATGAATCCAACAACCTTATAT